CCGATTAGTCACCCGAAGTAAAGTATCATTAATCATTTTTTCTTTATGTAAACGAACTTTATTGAGCCGATGTGGTCTTGTAACCACCCATACTCAATATTGGAAAAACGAACATTTTGATTAGGATTATTTGAATTAAATTTTTACCGCGAAATCCTTAACAGGAGTATTAGCATTCGGGCGCGAACCTTGAGCCTCATCTTCTGATTTGTTTACAAATCTTAGATGAAGCTTATAGGTTCGTTTGGTACTAGTAGGCATGATTTTAGTATATTTCTATTAATCATGCAACCACTTATTCTGAACGAGCTTATTTGCTTCATCGTTTTCTTCATCATTTCCCTTGTCTTCTTTTCTTATTACCTTTACCGTAATTATTTCTCTCCCATTCTTCCCCAGAATGGGGGTGAGAATAATCTCAGATTTTCTCTTCTTAACGAACTTTCTCTTCTTAACAGAAAACGGATTAAGAGGAGTTGTGATTTTCGTAGAATTGCTCAGATTAAAGACAGACTCAAGTCTTTTAAATCTTTTGATCGAAACAAAGGGTCCCACCGTAACTACGGTTTTACTCCCCAATCCGGTTTTGATCCGCTTTATCGCAAGATGATGTACACATTTATTAATTGTTATTTGAATTCCGCCTACGTATTTATGCGCAGAATTTGCCTCATAGATTCTTACTATACCTTGTGTTCTCGTCTTTTCGTCAAAAGGAGTGCCACACACACTTTTAATGCCGCCGAGCAGTTTGCTAAACCAATATACCCTTTCGTGGACCCTAGTCTTGCGAATTTAGAAAGGATCACTTATTTGATTTGCTCTATTTCAGATTCGAAGTCCTACATTGGTGTTACCAGCGCTATTCTTCAGTTCATCAGGACTGAATATAACAGTTGCCTTGTTGGGGACCTGTATTCCCACATAGAGCATTATCTTATGCCCGTTGAACCTCAGTTTGGGGAAGATTGTTTTCGCACTATTGCTTCTTTTAAGGAAGATTTTGCAAAGTTTTCGAGTACCAAATTGTTTCAGTACATAAGGAAGAGCTTTTCTGTTATTGTAGGTCTGGGATATTGCAAAGCCTTGAATGTTCCTTTCACCATAGAAGGACTCACTATTTTCGACGCTTCGGTAGAACCAACAAAGTTTGTGGCTACAGATGCTCTTATTCTCTTTTCTGAATTGGTTGAGGAAATGGGCAGAGTTTTCAGTGCTTGTTTTGCCACGAAATCCCTATCTCCCTTTCTCTTTTCTGATGCGGATGCCGAGACTATAGAACATTTGTATCTCGAAATGGTCGAACTTGTTCCTTATATGATCAACGGCGATCTGGAATCCGCGGACTCCAATCCTGAGTCTTTTTGGACGCAGCTCGACTTACTTAATAGTAAGTTATTGTCAGCTCATGCTGGAGCTAACCACCCGGCGGAAAAGTTGCAATTGTTTAACCGTCTAGTCACTGTTCGAAAATGGATTTCTGAATTTAACGTCGTCCAAAATTCCGGTTCTCTCCGTGAGGCGCCTTTTTGTGTCTCATTTTCTGGACCTTCCGGTGTTGGTAAGACTACTATTGCCAACCTTATTAATATTTCCATTCTCAAGTCGAATAACTTTGATGCAGATCCAAAAAAGATTGTTTCACACAATGAGAATGATAAATATTTTTCCAATTACCGGGCAGACGTGACTTCAATTATTTTGGACGATCTTGCCAATACCAATTTGGATTTTCTCACCGAATCACCACTCGTGAGCTTGCTGAAATTCAAGAACAATAATCCTGAGTATGCTGTCATGGCGGATTTGGCCTCAAAAGGCAAAATTCCTGTGAGACCAAAAACTCTTATTGTCACCACCAATGTGCAAGACTTTAAGGCTGGGAAATTCTCTAATTGCCCTCTTTCTATGTTACGCCGAGTGGACGTCCATGTCGAAGTGTCGGTTAAACCTGAGTTCCGAGTGGAAGGGACTAATTTCCTAGATCAAGGAAAAGTTTTAGCCTTCTTAGAAAATAAGGAGGGTTCCGAAAAATTGTATTCTGATATATGGGAGTTTCGTGTCGCTCGTGCGGTCGATACTGACCCCAGACGACCAGAGGACAACAATATTAGCCTCATTAATTTGGTCTGTGGGACTCAGTACCCGTTTAATGCCTCCATCAGCGAGCGTGGTGTTTCGATCGATGTCAATCAATTGACCAAGTTGTGCATTAAATTATCTCATGTCCACTTCCGCAATCAAAAGATTACAGTTCGCAACGCCAACCAGTTGCACAAGATGGTGGACATTTGTCAAACATGCAATTATCCCCAACATTGTTGCGAGTGCGTTGAAGTCCAAGCTGGTCTGTCACAGGAAACGTTGGACGAACGCATTGCGTATTACCAAGAATGCCAGAATTACTATTGTTATAGACTTTTCTCATATTGGTTCCTCGGAATGCCGTTCACGCGTGTTGTTGCTTTCCTTTCTTGCTCCAAGTATTGGAAAGACTTCATCTTTCGTAATTTGTTAGCTTACCTTCTGATGATATCCTTGTTTTACATGGCTTTTCCCCTTTGCTGGAAGATTATTTTTGTGTTTATTTTCTTGCACAGCATTCGGGATTCCTACCAGATGTTGGGTGAATACGATTTATGTTGCCTCCATTCGTCTTTGAGACCTCGTTTCTTTCGCAATTTGTCAAACAGGGTTCGCGACACTAACCTTGTGTGGCTTCTCGGAGGGGGAGCCACTGCTATCTTGATTGTCGGCGCTTTCAGGTCTTTAATTAGGGCTTACAAATTCGCCATTCATTCCGGCTTTTCACCTAAGACCGAAGCTGAGTTGATGGGCAAGTTGTCCGTTCCGAACCAATGGGATAGGACCGTGGTCACACCCCTACCGGCGACTAAGTGTGCACTGTCCACCACGACTGAACGCAGCATTGCTAAAATATCAAAGAATGTAGTTTACGTGAGATACATCGTGGGTGATTTACCCATCACCACTACCAATGGCTTTTTCATAAGTAGTAATGTACTTCTCCTGCCCTTTCACAATATTCCTAAATGTGATTTTTCTTTAGAAATTATTCGAGGAGCAGCGGTTTCACCACATAATTCTTTCGTTTCTAAAATTTCCGTAGACCATATTTATGAATTTGAAAATAAGGACTTCAGTCTCGTATATATATCGAATGGTGGGGATTGGTCTGACATGACTCCATATTTTCCTTTGGATGGCCCGAGAAATTGTGGGTTTGTCATGCCATACCGTTCTTTAGACGGCAGAATTTCCACCTTTAAAGGAAAGACTTCCAATTCTGAAGTTTATAACGGGTTCCGCAAATTCCAGGGAAGCTATTACAAATTGGATAAACCCACGTTTAATGGACTGTGTATGGCTCCCCTTATTAGTGACTCAGTTGCCAACGTCGTTTTAGGCTTCCATTTAGGAGGTGCCACTGGTACCGTTAGGGGCTGCTCTGGACTGCTGACCAGTCAGGATATTTCTAGTGCCGTTTCCCATTTAAAATCCATTGTGAATATACCCATTGCGACGGGTGAGGGAACTATGTTACCTTCTAAGTATGGTGCTACTATATTTGAAAATCCTGTCATAGATCCCAAGTCCCCTGTGAATTTCTTTCCTCCTTCGATACCTATTTCCGTTTATGGAAGTTGCCCGGGAGGAGTTAAATACTACACCGCAGTTTCCAAATCCAGTATCTCGGATTCAATAGAAGTCCATTGTGGAGATGCAAACGTTTATGCCGGACCGAAATTTGGGCCGGAAACTTGGAAACCTTGGTACAAAGGACTGGAAGGGTATTCCGATATTGCACCAGGCCCTTACCCCAGTTCTATTAAATGGGCCGTTGATGACTATATCGAACCCATTATACAGAAATTTGAAGATTTCGAAATTTTTAGGAAACTTAAACCTTTGAGTAATCGTGAAGTTTTGAATGGCATAGACGGACTACGTTTTGTCGACCGCATGGCAAGAAACAAATCCGTCGGCTTCCCCTTGACTGGCCCATTGAGCAATTATATGTTGATAGACGAGTTAGGAGAAGGTGAAGTCGAGTTAAACCCCATCTTTTGGGAAGAAGTTGCGAGGATGGAAGAGAATGCTCTCAACGGAATCCGTTCATACCCTGTCTTTAAAGCTAGTTTGAAGGATGAAGTTACCAAAGTTTCCAAAGACAAAGTGCGTGTTTTCACTGCTGCGTCGATGGCACATAAGCTTATACTTCGCAAATACTTTTTGCCTTTGACGTTAGTTTTGTGCTCCGACCCATCGGTGTCGGAATGTGCGGTTGGCATTAACGCCTACGGGCCTGAATGGGACGATATGGTGACACACGTTACAGAATTTGGGACCGATAGGATCCTTGCGGGAGACTTCAAGGCGTATGACCAAAAGCTTCCACCCAGTGTAACACGTGCCGCATTCTCTGTGTTTATTCGCATGGCTCGCAAAGCCGATTACACGGATAGGGATATCACTATTATGGAACATTTGGTTTCAGACGTCGTCCATGCCACTGTTGCGTACAATGGCACTTTAATTGGCTTTAATGGTTCTCAACCCTCAGGCCAAAACCTCACCGTATTCATTAATAATATAAGTAATGGCATCCTCCACAGGTGTGCGTATCTTGATTCCAGTCCTTTGGGAAGGGCCAATACCCCCCCGTTTAGAGACAATCTTAAGATGATATTCTATGGAGACGATTCCACGGGGAGTGTTAACAAAGATTGCACGTGGTTCAATAATAGGGTGATGTCTAGTTTCATGGATGAATACGGCATGACATACACCCCCCCGGACAAAGCCGGGGAGCATCCTATTTTCAGGCCTAGGGGTGAGGTCAGCTTTCTGAAAAGGGATTCTCGTTATGACGACGACATAAAGCATAATGTTGGAGCCCTTGAGATGGCTTCCATTTTCAAATCTTTGCATTGTGTCATGAAGAGCAAGCACGTTTCCGAAAAGGAACTATGTGCCACCAATATAGACAATGCTTTACGTGAATTTTTCCTGCACGGGAGGACCGTGTACGAACACAGGCGTCTACAATTGAATATTGTGGCGCAGGAATGCGATGTCTCACATCTGTGTTCCAACCTTTCCAAGACGTTCGACGATTGTCTAGAGTCTTGGAAAGAAAATTATTATCCTGATTACGGTTCGTTCGACTTGCACCGATCGAAACGCTTGTAATAATTTCTTTGCTAAACAAGTTGTGTGGTAACAACTTTTAAACTAACCCTTAACGCAGTTCGGTAGGACTGCGTAGTATGTTTACTACCTCTAAACAATTGAGGAGCAGCCTGGGCTCGAAATCCCAACCAGGCCCCCCTAAGAATGTTGAAAGACCATCAAAACTTTCAGGCGCGGACGCGCCGACTTTTACTGCAGAACAACTCGTCGACTTTCTTGCATCTTATGAGAATCGTCGGAGGCAGACTAAGTACGCTCGGAAACTACACCAAGTTTCCAGCGACTCTAGACACCCTTTGTTCGAAAATATGTGGGACGACATACGTCCTGGTGTTGACGTTTGTTACGATGATGTATACGATTCACTTATTGGCAAATTTGTTCCACAATCCGGAAACGTTGAAACACGTATGTATCCTAGCGGATATTATTTTAAAGACGGTAAATTGGACGAGAGCAAGTCACAACGATATGAAATGCTAAGTGAACTTTGTCAATTGTACCTATATTACCAAGACCCCAGGGTCGGATTGTATCCCCCCTCTGATCTTTATCAATTCGCTCTGGACAATCCCAAGCCTGATACTTATGTAGATAAATACAATTTTAGTATGCACTCCACTATGATGGCTGATTACTTTATTCCTTCCATAGATTTAACCAATACCACTCCAATACTTGCTAATGCCCTTCCAACTTTGTCTCCTACTCTACCTCCTACATATACAACTGTGACACAGCCTCCTTCAGCTAAGACACCTCCACCCACCGTTGCTCCCACTTTTCTTAGGGGCATCATTCCCCAGAGTGGTATCGCGGAAGGGGAGAATTCGGCCATGACCTCCTCCGCAATAACACAATTTGTGGATGAGAACCCGGATTGGACTGTGGGTATTAAGCATAGCAAAGACGATTCTTATTATGCTGCGGATACTTCTGACGTGGGTTTGGAGGAATTTTTCTCCCGCCCCATCGTTATAGGTAGTGTCGCTTGGGCTAGCAATAGTGCCACTGCCGTCTTGGGTCTGGACTTAGACCCTTGGCAGCTCTTCTTTGCAAATCCCAGAGTTGTTAACCGTATTTGTAACTACCGCAACTTGCGGTGCAACTTGAAGATCAAGGTAATGATTAACGGTTCGCAATTCCACTTTGGGAGAGCCATCGTCGCCCATTCTCCTTTGGGCGTGGGAGATGAGCTCATAAACAAGTTGAGTTCTACTCAGCTTACTAGTTTGCCACACATCTTACTCGACCCTTCCACTAGTCAGGGCGGCGTCCTAGACATCCCTTATTTACATCATTATAACTCCTATGATATACCTAAGAGTGATTGGCTTGGGCGATCCCAGATCCTGGTGAGGGCGCTGACACCTCTCGGGCATTTGGCGGGTAATACCGAGAACGTTACTATCACCGTATTGGCTTGGGCTGAAAACGTTTTACTGTCTTGCCCGACTAGCTCTGAACCTTTCCAACTTTCTCCGCAATCTGGAGATGAATACGGTAAAGGTATCGTTTCTCGTCCTGCTTATGCTGTGGCACACCACGCGGGGTTGCTCAAACACATTCCGTTTTTGCGACCTTACGCCACTGCCACCCAGATTGGGGCGGGCGCGGTGGGAGACATCGCTCGCATGTTTGGATTTTCGCGCCCTACAAACGTATCTGACGCCGTTTATGCCAAACCTACTTTATCTGCCACTTTTGCGAACGTTGATTCTTCAGACACCATTCCAAAGTTAACTTTTGATACCAAACAGGAAATTACCGTAGATCCTCGCACCATGGGATTAGGTCCAGACGACGCCATGGCATTTACTAACATTGTCAAGCGCGAGGCATATCTAACGCAATTTGATTGGAAGCAGACTACAGGCCTCCCTGGAGTTATGCTTTTTAATATAGGCGTAAATCCCTGGGCTTGGAGCGAACAGTTGCTTCCTGCCGCAACCGGAGGACAACCTTATTCACTCCCGCCATGCTCGTTTATTTCTCTTCCTTTTAAGTACTGGCGAGGCACTTTGAAATATCGTTTTCAATTTTGCTCTTCAATTATGCATAGGGGACGTGTAAGAATTTCGTACGATCCTTATTTTGCGTTAGGCGGTCAAACAGAATATAACACTTCTATGAATGAGGTTGTAGATATTGGAGCCAACAACGACTTTACTATTGAAGTTGGTTGGCACTCTCCTAGATCTTACCTAGCCATTGGTAAACCTGGTGTTGTACCAATCACCAGTCTCTACGGACCTGCGCCCTTAACCGCTGCAGCTGCCGATTTGCACAATGGTATCTTATACGTTCATGTCGTTAACGAGTTGACCACTCCCGCAACTGCTCCAGGTGTTACCAACGATATAAAAGTTAACGTCTTTGTCTCAGCTTCGGAAGATTTTGAGGTATTTGATCCCGATCCAGCTTTCATGGAAAGCTATTTATATCTCCCGCAGTCAGGAGCTGAAGACGTCATTTCAGATTCGTCAGCCCCCCTTGGGGCTCCGGTCTTGAGAACGTTTGGCAATACTTGTCAGCCGAATCATTCCATTATTTACCATGGAGATCCTATTGTGAGCGTGAGATCGGCAATTAAACGATATTGTCTATACAGGCGTACTCAGAGTCCCATTCTTAACTTTACTGTTCCTTTTGTGTGGATATGGAATCAGAGTTCTATACCCTGGCTTAAAGGTAAGGGACCAGCCGGAAATGTTAATGGCGTAAACTATGTTCATAACACCCCTATGACATATTTCGGTCCTGCTTTCTTGGGGTCAAGGGGCGGGATAAGACACAAGATGATGATTATGGCTAGTCAACCTAATGCAAATTTCGTTCACCAAATCACCAGATCTTCGTGGCAAACGCCGGAATCTAATATTGCGATTCCACAGCCTACTGGCAATTTCTTTCCAACCACGCGTTCCGCGTGTTGGGCTGGAGCAGCAGTAGGCAATTATGATATTTCCCCTCTAATGGAGGCAGAAATACCTTACAGTTCTGATCGCAGATACAGGAGCAATAGATTGAAAAATCCTGCCCAGATCGGAACTGAATCTTTTATGCGCATGGAAATTGCTTGCGGCAATTATCCAATTGCAGGATATTTCGTTGTAGACGACTATATTTCTGCGGCCGATGATTTTAGTATGTTTTACTTCATCGGCGCGCCTACCCTTTATAGGGGAACCCTCACTTAATTAGTCTAGGGTTCCCATATTTGTATATTTGTATAATATTCTGTTAACAGTCACACTGTAACCCTACGAGTAGCCCGTAGGTGCGGCAATGCCGCGAGAAGCCTTTATGGTATTCCCACTTAAATTTTTAACGTAAGTTTTTTGTTCCAGTGGGTTGAACCCATTGAGCTTCTTTTTTAGTACGTTACAATTTTACTTGTGAATCTTCTCGAAATTTCC